CGACAACAATTCTTTCTTCTTCGGTCAATACTGCTTCGATACACTTTGAGATCACCTCAAATCCAAACTGGTCTTCGTTGTCTGCAGATAGATTCATATCGCGATAACTTGGATATTTCATCTCAAGAGAGATATCCTTTGTCAGTTCAATTATGTTGCTCCCGATTGGTTTCGAGCAATTCACGTCGCTGAGCGGAACTGTGATTTCATTCTTCTCTTCACATGAGTTACACTTGATTAGGATATCAGAGTTTTCACCGGTCGATTTTGACCTCAGTTGAAGAAACATATATTCTAGATCGAACGTACAAAGTCTTGTCACATCAATTGAATCATCAATACATGCCGCAACAGTATTTTCAATCGCCCGAATGATCTCATTCTCATCTTTAGATTCTGCTGCCATCAGCAGGATCTTTTCTTCTTTTACGAGATACGGTCTATACGAAACCTTCTTCCCGCTCGACGGTACTGTCAAAATGTATTCAGGTTTATCATTTAAAGATGGCAAAGACATAATTTAAAAAACTCCAATTAATTTAAAATATCATAAATCTTGTTATTGATCGCGTTACCGATGTTAGTCGAAATGCTCGCACTTCCGCTAATCCCAACTGCAGACTTACCTTCTGCTGGTTTCCCGAACCAATTCCTATACGAGAACTCTATATTTATCTCGCTTACTTCTGCTTTGGCGTCATCACTCAGCGTTTCGTGCTGAACTGTGATTGGGAAGGCGTCGACAAATTTCCACTCATATACTTTGGTTCCGGATGCTTCTAAATCGAGGTCAACTTCGAGGTCGACATTTAATGGTCCAAGAGAGACTGACTTTCCACGGTTAAATAGTGGAAACCCTTGACCCTTGCGCCACTGATAGACGGAAATATCAAAAGTGTATTCGTCTGGAAAGGCAACAGAGTAATTTCCCTCTTGACTGAAAGACATGTCGTTATTTTTTATGATGCTCTGCTGCCACGACTCAAAATAATTTCGAACTTTTTGGTCGTTCAGGACTCTAAAGGAAACGTTGAGGGTCGGATTTATGAAACCATATGCGACGTCTCTCTTTTCCATACCAACAAAACGCTCGACCGAAGACAACTGCCTCGCTGGAAGCGTGATCGACTTTGCCAACAAGGTTAGGTTTTGAGGTTTCTCAACTGTTCCGAACGACCCCTGAGCAATGCCTGCCGGAAGATTAATCGAGTAAAGGTTTGTTTGTGCGAACCCTTTACCGTTTGATATTGATGCTTTAAAATCTTCAATCGATGGAATTGACATTAGATCATGCTCCTAGAATCTCTGTATACTTGACTTCTCTTTCCGTTCTTCCATTGTGCCGCAGGCAAGAATACTGCAATTTCCCATTCTGCTGGTGGTACATAAGACAACTGTCCTTTTACATGAGAAGTCAAATAGTGTTTAAAACAAGGTTTAAAGTATCTAAGTTTTGAAGAAGACTTTAAGAAATTATATGTCAACCTGAACCTTGTCGTCTCGTCAAATTTCTTGTTCGTTGTCCTTTCCATCAATGCGTCCAGAAATCTAGCACGAAGCGGTATCGGTAGATAATGGACATTCAACCCATAGAATCCATCCTTTGCTGCGCCCATGTTTATGATCAACGGAAACGCATCCCAATACGGCAACGTCTCTTTCCCTTTTGCGTCATAGAAAAACATATACATGTCGCCGATACTACCTCTTTGCCTTGCTTTACCGACCTGTCTTCTCTCAAGAGGGTCTTCTCGCAACAATGCGCGACGATTGATCGCTTTCATGTTGTATAGTCTTTTACGAAACCACGCACGCGATTCTTTCGTTCTTGGTTGGATTCCCGCACGGAATGCTTCTAACTCTACTTTTTGAAAAAGATTAGACATCTTAAACCCTTAATGTTATCACTTCTATTTATTCTTCTTTTTTGTAAAAGGTTTCAACGGTTTCAAAGGTTTTGTTGATTTTGGTAAAATACCCATCTTTTCCAGTTCGTTTTCAGTCCATATCTGAAAATCCCAACCACGGTCGGCGGCATACTCTGCTGCTGCTTCCCATTTATTCTGATTCTTGATGTATGTGAGACCCTCGTTGATATAACGCTTGGTCCTTCTTTGACCGGTCGGAGGTTTCGTTTCTTTGGCAGGTTTAATTTCTACGAGAATGGTCTTTCCATTCTCGAGCACGATCTTCAAGTCCATATAGTATCGATGGTATCTCTTATCGACTTCATAATAATACGGGATCACGACTTCTTCACTCGACCATTGTTTTACCGCTTTATTCTCATCGCACCATCTAAATGCATTTCTTTCCCACAAAGAGCGATAAATAATGTTTGTAGGATCACCCCCATATTTGGTTTTATTCTTCGGAGTGTATTTTCCTTTATATGCCATGGTTTCCCTATAAATAACAACTACAGTAATTTATCTATTTAGAGGTTAGGATGTCATCACGAGAACTAAGAGAGGAAGCAGGAGCAAATAACGAACTCCCGCAGTCTTCAAACAACCAACCACTAGCGTCGGTGTCTTTCCCGAAAAACGAGGCGGATGCATCTGACCAAGTTGATGTTGAAGCACCAGACTTTAAGTTTCCAGAATCCTTAACAACCTCGACGCACCCAGTTACGGTGATGTTTACTGCTTATAAAATTGATCCACTGGCGAGTTCAGAGATCGCCAAAAATTTATCTAAGTTGTCAGATAAGGTTCGTGGTGCTTTTTCTAGTAGCGACGAAGAAACTGAACAAGAGTCTGTCGCTGAGGAAAAGACCGAAGGTGAGGAAAAGGAAAAAGGAATCTTGGGGACTGCTCGGGATACAGCGAAGTCTTTTAGAACTGCTGGCAGTTTAAACTCGCACGAGAAATTTACGAAAGGGATCAAGCAAGGCAGAGTTCAACTACCGTTGCAACAAGGTATACAGATTGACGATGGCGTCTCTTATACCTCTGCGAATACAAACTTCGGCGCGGGTTTAATGAAGGCAGCAACTACAGATCAAGGCGACAGAATTAATAATGTCACAAATAAACTTATCTCGCAAATGGCAGTTAAAGGTGCTGGTACAGCACTCGCTGGTGTTGCGGGTGGACTGATCGCTGGTCCAGCAGGAGCGATTGTCGCTGGGGCGGCAGGTGGTGACATCTTTGAAAATGTTTCGAACGCGACACGAGAAGCAGCAAGGGTAACGACGAATCCAAACACAAGGACTCTGTTCGAAAGCGTGAACATGAGAAGTTTTACATTCACGTTTAAATTGGTCGCCAAAAGCGAAAACGAAGCGAAACAGATTAAAGAGATTATAAAATTTTTCAGGAAAGAAGTATATCCTGAAGCGATTAATGTCGGTGATGTTCCTTTCGCATACGAGTTCCCAAACATATTCGAGATCAAAGTCAGAGACAGAACCGGTAAAAATAATCCTGGATTTGACTTCCAAAGGTGTTATCTTCAAAATGTAACAACCAACTTCAACCAGACTGCTGCCGGTAGCATGTATGCTGGTCGGGAAAAAGATTATTTTATCGAAGCAGATATATCATTGAATTTCACTGAATTCGCGACAATGGATAAAGCGAAAGTAAGAGACGAGGGTTTTTAATTATGTCAAAGTATTTCTCAAGTTTTCCGAATGTTCAATACCTCTTTGGAAATGAGGAGCAACCAGTCTCATACCAAAAACTCTCGAAGTATGTCGATACAATCGACGTTTTCCGAGAGTCTATCTCAACATATATTGAATACGAAATTAGAGACTTCGAAAGACCGGATACTCTAGCATACGCGTTATACGGTAAACCAGAATATGAATGGACTTTCTTCTTAATGAATGAAAGGTTGCGCGAAGTTGGTTGGCCGATGGCAACCTATGAACTCAATCTTGCCGCCAAGAATCGGTACTTTAAGAATTACATCGCAAAACTGGATGTCTCTACTGCCGAAGAACTCGCAGCATACGCTGATATCTATAATGTCGGTCAGAGTGTTACTTTTGACATACCCCCACAACCACTTTTACTAGAAAATAATCAGGAACTTTTGACTCAAGGCGATTTGCCAATCTTGACTGAAGGGAATACCGCATCTGATGCGGTCGGAAAGGTTCTGAAGAAAGATCTAGATGTGGGCGAAATTACTATCCAAGTGAACAGCGGTTTCGATCCGACCGGTTCGGATGGATTAGCATATGCTGATGGATCTAATGAAGTTGTCTTATCTAATACGGTTTATGAGTATGAAGGCACTCACCACTATGAAAATGCTGATGGTGAATGGGTCAATCTTCTCGAAATGTTCTTAGATCCAGCAGAAGTTAAACTCAACGCAATTCCAGTCACCAACCTTGAATATCTGACAAGCCAAAACGACGAAGCAAGGAAGATTCGAATCATCAAGAAAGAAAATATAGAGGCGATTGTAGGCGAGTTCAAACGTCTAATGGAAGCATCTTAATGAAGACCAATACATCATTCACAATTATTCGTGCTGAAGTGATTCTCACGTCGCCTGAGAGTCCAGTTCAAAGAATCGACATTCGAAACAATGTTATTGAAGCAAAGTTCTATGAGAATCTTTTCAAACCATACGTTGATGCGCGAATCAAAATTCTTGATGACTTTGGATTTCGCGGCATGCTTTCATTACAAGGGACAGAGAGAATTGTCATTACCGTCGGTGCGAGCGAAAACCCGATGGAACCATTGTTCGAAAAAATCTTTTTTGTCTCTAGTGTTATCGATGCAAAGAAAGTGAACGAGAGGTCAGAAGCACTTTCCCTAGAATTAGTTGAAGAACACGTGTATGTGAACTCGGTCAAACAAATCAGCAGGTCGTTTACTAAGAATATCGAAGGGATTGTTGCTGATATCTGCCAAGGTGATCTTGGCAAGAAAGTGATCAAAGGGTTTTTCCAAGGTTCGGCGCAAGGTGTGAGAAAGGTTATTGTTCCATATCTCAAACCGCTCGAAGCAGTCAACTGGTTGATCAACCGAGCAACGACCAAAACTGGGAGTCCATTATTTCTCTCGGGTGATTTGTATAGCGATAAACTTTATCTGTCGGACCTTGATACGCTTATGAATCAAGATATAATCAATGAAGATCTTCCGTATCGGTACAGCACAGCAACAAAGTCTGGAGACGAAGAAAGTTTAATGCTTGGACCATATTATGATATCACAGGGTTCCAAGAGACGAATGCCGAGAATACGCTGCAATTATTTGAGGTGGGGGCAATCGGTTCTTTTCATTCCACGTTAGATGCTGGATCAGGGTTGGCATCGAATAAACATATCTCTGTCAGGGAAATTTTGTCAGAGTTGAAGATGAACGGCGTTATCGACGAATATACTGTGCAATCTATTTTTGATCCATCATTAGTGATTGACGGTAAGGTCTCGGACGAGTATAATTCTAAGCATACATTTCAAGTAACATCATCTAACACATACAATCAGTTTCAGAGTTATCACGACGAAGCGACATTGCTTGACGGAAACAACGATATTTTCGAGTCTAAGTTAAAAACAAAGAACAAAATCATTAGACACGTTCTCAAGAAGAATACAATCGACGTCGGTCTTGACGGTATCTCTCTCTTCAAAGGTAAGATCAGTGTTGGAAGAAGGGTTAGAATTTTATTCTTAAATTCCGATGCTGGCGCAGATAAAGAAACCGCAGCAGAACAAATAGATAAGAGAAAGTCGGGGGATTACCTGATACTCGCTACAAGTCATCACCTGATACAAGAGAATCATTTCTCTTCAATGCGCGTGACCAAACTGGGTGATTTGCCGAAGAACTTTAAATTATGAATATCTTAAGACCAATACAAAAAGATTTCTATGGCGATGATCACCGTTGGTTTTTCGGCACGGTAATTAACGCTCATCCGCCTGCAGGGTTAGAAGGTAGGGTGAAGATTAGAATTAATGGCGTGCACAACCCTTCTACTGGCGAGATCCCTGAGAAAGATCTTCCATGGGCGCAGGTTTTAATCCCAACCACTGAGGGCGGTTCTTCCGGAATTGGACGCATTCCTCAGATTGTTGCTGGTACTTTTGTGTTCGGTGTTTTCTTAGATGGCGTCTCTTCTCAAATACCACTGATCCTAGGTAGTTTGCCGAGAGTAGAACTCCCGACATCTAACCAAAAGGCGAGGAGAGGGTCAGGCGAAGACAATTATGACTACAAGACGATTCGTTATCAAAATGTAGTATCCGAAACATTGAAAGACGATGGTGTGTATGATGCCAGTCTCGGACTCCGAAGATTGCAGTCCATGAAGTTCTTTATCGACAATGGTTATAGTCTTATCCAGTCTGCTGCAATTACTGGAGCATTGATTGGAGCGAGTTCACTGGTCACTTATGTCGCAGACAAAGGTAACGTCGGAATCGCCAATTGGGAAATCAAAAACAATGTCGGAAGTAGATACAGCGGTCTGTTGCGCTTTGCTTCTAACTATACTCCTGTTTCCAATTGGAAACTTTACTCTGTTCAACTACAGTTCGTGTTGTTCGAACTGAGGAACAGGTTCAATATTACAAACAGCAAACTCTTGGCGTCAACTGATATCAAAACAGCGAGCGAAATTGTCAACCGTGAATATTTGCTCACGACAAAAAATACCGAGGATCTAGCGCAGACTGCTTACGACGAGGTTCTTTATTATGACTGATAAAACAATCAATGATCTAAAAAATACGTTAAAGGATGCTGAAGCATCTGCTAACACTTCTCACATTAAAAATCTTGCGAACCAAACAAGAGCAGATCTAGTCAACTCAACTGAGACTGTGGCGGGTAATATCGCGGGTCAAGTGCAAGGCGGTGTTCAATCGCTAACGCAAGAAATTGATGGGTTTAAAGACGACCTCGGAAAACTCTCGACAAAAGAAGGGTTGCTTGACGCAGGAGCACAGAGTCTCGAAAATTTAAAGACAGATATTGTAAATGGTGTTGCTTCAGCGTTGACGAGTAAACTTGGTGCGACTGTAAAAATCGAATACACTGAACCAGATTCGAATGGTCTGGTTTACCCGATATCCTCTTCCCTCGAGGAGCAAGGTGGACTCGACGGTACAATCGCTGCCGTACTTCAACTAATCACTGGACTCGGTTCTATCGACGCTGGAGCACTGCAAAAGGCAGTAGTGGATGCCGCACCTTCTGGTTTAATGGATGCGGCGAATAGTCTTTCCGGAAAGATCGGAGCATTCGACGCGCTGTCAATTAACGACCTCGCAAAGACTGCAATGGACACTGTCACCGGTGAATTGATCAATTCAGTCGTTCCTCAAGAATTGAACCGAACAATCAATTTCATTTCGGCGATTGATTCGGACGGCGATCCTACTGAAACAGGATTGGTTCTCACATATGACTCGGCGACGAGTGCCGGACCAACCGCAGACTCTGAGTTTAATAGTGCGATAAACTCGATCACAGCGGCGAAACAAGACCTTGAGAATCTGGTAACTACTGCAAAAGAAACAAAGAAAAATGTCAAAGGGTTGGCGTCTGACCTAGAAAACATTTCTGGTGGAAAGGATCCAGAGCAGGTACAACAGTCGACCGAGAGCGCATCATTAAACCGCGCCAGATATTCAAAGGAAGTAGACATAAGCAATTCTCTGGTTCAGTCTAGAATTGCCAAAGACGGTGGAGTGGGCATTGTGCAGTCCCTTAGCACCGAAACACTAACAGATATCAAAAAGAAAGTGAAAGACTTCGCTCCGAAATTGGACGCAACTCAAATTCAAAATGTAATCACGCTTTCACAAGGTTCTTCTATAGACCGCGACGAAGCAGCAAACATCTTATATAAAAAGACCGGTAAACCGTATAATGAAATTCTTAATTTCTTAAAGACTATCGACACGACCATTTCTTCAGCGACGAAACAACCACCGTCAGAGTTTGTTTTCTCGGAACCGTACATCATCGGATCATATGAAAAGGAATGGCAGAAAGGGAAGGGCGATCCAGTGTTCCCTTATATCTCCTCCACTGAAGAACTACAAGCAGAATTTCGAAATGTTTCTCGGGAAATCACCGAGGTTGTTGTCCATTGGACAGAAACTCCGACGAATAAAAACATTGGAAGCGAAGAGATAAACGAGTATCACCTTGCTTCTGACCTTGAAGGAATCGGTTATCATTATGTGATTCGCCGAGACGGTTCATTGCAGAGAGGTCGACCAATTAATATTGAAGGTCAACACTCACCGCTAAATAATCATAACAACAGAAGTATTGGCGTAGTATTTGTGGGCGGAATCAATGTTCCGTCAGGTACGCCAAATCCAGAAAACTTTGTATCGGTTCAATCGTTGACTCGAAGTCAGTTCAATACCTTTGACCACATCTGTCGTGCTTTCTACAGCATTTTTGCGGGTGGACAAGTAGTTGGGCATAATGATGTGGATCAAACTGAAGACGATCCTGGATTTGATGTAAGAGAATATGTTTTGGCGAACTTTGGAAAGAAATCGAAATTTACAAGTCCATCCACACAAGAACCATTTACGGTTGACGAAATAAACAATGACGAATAAAACCGACAATTATTACGCAAGGCTTGAAAAGTTCGATTCTTCAAGAGAAAGAACCGAAGGCATAACACTGGATGGGTTTAACGATCCAACAGGAGAGTTTCCTTCGCGCGATTATTTTTATGGCACCAGCGTCAACAAAGCATCTAAGGGCGAGGAAGTCAATAACCTCAGTTTGGGTGGTGGCGACTACGGCATCTCTTTAGACATCCCTGATCAAAAACCTTCTGTCTTTCCATACAATCAAGTTCAGCAAACTGCATCAGGCCACTCCTTCGAGTTAGACGATACTCCTGGAGGGGAAAGGGTTCTTGTCAAGCATAGAACTGGTGCTGGGATCGAGTTAAGAGCAGACGGCACTGTCGTAATCTCTTCTCGCAATCAACGTGTAGAGGTTACAGGCGGCGATCATACAACAATTGTTGAAGGCGAAGGCAAATTAATCTATAAGGGAAATCTGACTCTAGACGTCTCTGGTGACCTGAACATGAATGTCGGCGGTAACTACAATTTAAATGTTGCTGGCGATAAGAAAGAGGAAATAAAAGGTCGACACACAAAGACTGTAAATAAGGATCAGAACTACACAATCCGAGGTGCACGTGGTGCTAAGGTGATCGGGAACAACACAGAAACCGTGTTGGGCGATCATCACCATATTGTAGCAGGAAACTCAAATCAATTGGTGCAGGGAGATACCGAAATTCTAAGTGGGAATAATCTCACAACAACAGCAGTAAACGAATGGGTTGTCGCTGCTTCTACAACAAGTCTCGCGGCGAGACACATTAGTATGATTGGACACAAGGGTACGATTGGCGGTCCACTTCTCGATTATTATGGTAAGACCTATGGCGGTTTCCCTGCCGCAGTCACCAATATGTCTACTTTTTATGGGACATTGGTTGGAAAGGCGACCGAAGCACTTCATGCTGATTATGCTATGTATGCTGCTCAAGCAGGGTTCGCAACAGGAGCAGGACAAGCACTAACTGCTGTGACCGCGAAAGACAGCAAGCCAGGTAAACCGCCGAAGATGGTCGTTCCAAAACCTGGAATTATGCCATATACTCCGATTCCAGCAACTGCTCCGATTCCAAACCCAGCAGTGGTAGAAATGCAACTTTCGTCATCTACTTACGGTGTTCGCAATGTTGCAGTAGATCCTAAGTTAAAAGATAAACTGAGCAGATCAGACGAGTACAAAGGGTTGTTCGATCACGATCCATCGATTCAAGAAATACGATCTAAACTCCGCGACAAAGCACACCTGAACAATAACGAGTTTACTGGATATCTGGTTAGTAGCGGAAAACTAAACGATCAATTTAAGAGAAATATCCCGAAGAATATCGGTCGAACAGCGAATAAGAGCGGAACAGTCAGATTCGGGACGAACCTTCTGGGCAATAATCCGATCGATAATAGAAGCAAGAGATTCAAGGTGAATAGAAAATGAAGGTTTTAGTTGACCCACAATACAATCCAGACCTACAAGAGAAGGTCACTTCTTCGACCAAACTAGGAATCGGAATCACTTGTGCTAAGTTTCTTGGTTCTAAAGGTTCGTCGACTCAATTCGAAAGACTCTATGCAGCAGACTATTTCGGTTCGGCAGATAGAAACCAGATCGCTAGAAACCTTGTGCTTCATGCGAATGCTATCAACGCGGTATATCTGAATAACGAATTCGCGCAACACAGATTAATTGTTTCGGATGGTATCTACGAACCAAATCCAAAGTTTGAGATTAGCGAGATGCCAACCGGCACCGAAGAAAATTCTAAGAAGGTCGCGAATAGTGTTCCGAATGCTTCTTATGGAAAGGGTCCAGACGGTTGGATTGCAAGAGTCCCAGTCTATACTGGCGAAAGACCTTCTGCCGGAAGTATCAATGATCTGAGAAGAGACGGTCGGGCGATCGGTTATCAACTAATTGATAAATATGGTAAGACCGACCCGAGGAAGTCGTTTGACCTTGCATTGTTCTGGAAAGATTATGTCGATTATGATAAACTTTCGCTTGATTACGACACCTTTGATCCAAGCGGTGAACTAACTTGTACAATTTTTTTACAAATTCCTACAGTTCCAGACTCTTGGGAGGTTAAATATAACTATGACCTTGAAACGACGTACAACGGCGAACTTCAAGCGAAGAATGAACTATTAGAAATATTGCCAGAATAGGAATAAAAATGTCAAGGGTTTTTTCAACAGAAGATAAAAGTTTACAGAGTAGTGCCAGAGTCGTCAAGAAGAGATTATATTCAGACATCGACCTGACCCTATCGACCAAGTCTTCGGGTCAAGTTGGAGACATATATAAGAAGACAGACGCTGGTGCTGTGAAGCAATCCATTAAAACGCTCATCTTGACAAATCGTTTTGAGAAACCATATCGCCCTTCCTTTGGTGCAAACCTTGGGGGCATGTTGTTCGAATTAGCGACTGAAGAAACTGGTGACGATATTATCGAAGCGATCACTGAGTCGATTGAGAGATTCGAACCACGTGCTAAAGTTTTAAACATCGATGTGTACTCCAACCCTGATCAAAACTCTATCTCTGTTCGCCTAGAATTCAGAGTTATAAATACTAGTGTAGTCGAAACGATGAACTTGAATTTAAGACCTTCTTCACCGAGGGTTGCTGAAGTTTTACCGACCACGCCAGCACCGGTTCCACAAAGCGTGATCTTAACAGATATGGATTCAGACTTTATGATTTCTGAGCAAGGCGAATACATATCGTTCGACTGAGATCGCAAATACAATAAATATAACTGTATAAACATTGGTTGATTAACCATCATATTTTATAAATACAATATGTAAAATAATTTTGAAACTCAGAGTTTCTGACTCTTTTCGTCATAAAAAAAATATAACAATAACGGAGAAAAGAGATGTCAAATCAAAGAATTATGCATGACATGGACTTGGCGAAAGTCGGTCAGATTCTTGATGCGCGCATTCAGAACGTCACCACTGCCGAGAAAAATGCCCTAGCAGGTACTCTTGGCGCTGGAAACACTGGTTTATTCGTATTCGATACTGACGAAGAAACCTTAAATATTTGGGACGGTAGTACCTTTCGTACGATATCGCCTGATGTAAGTGGCGACGTAATATTCAAGGGTCTAATCAACCCATCGAACGTTGCATCTATTGCTTCTGATCCGAGTCACGCTTCAGGTCACCAATATATCGTTGATGTTGCTGGTACACTTTCTGCCACTGGCGTCACATTCACACCGACAGCGACTGTTGAAGTCGGTGATATGGTTCTGTGGACTTCTACCACAGAAGCATCTGTAATAAACAAAAACTTCAACGAAGCAACCGAAACTAGTGCCGGTACAGTTGAACTTGCAACTCAAGCAGAAGTAGACGCTGGAACTGACACTGAGCGTGCAATTACTCCTGCGACATTAGCAGGTTCTACACTCGCTTCTGATGTTGCGACTGCTGGAACAGATATCGACAATCTTGAATTGTTTGTTGGTAGAGATTCTTCTGGCGCAATTAACAGTCTTGCGGACAACATCACTGCAACTAACCTTATCGACGCAATCAACGAGTTGAATGCGAATTTTTTGCAAGACAGCGACGAAGTCGCCGCAAACGATTCTGACCTCGCTTCACTCGCCTCGAGTCTAACAGTTGCCGAAACACGTCTTACTGGACACGATTCAGATATCACTGCACTCGAATCAGTTGACGCTGCTCAGACTGCTCGTCTTGATTCAGCGGATCTAAGATTTGTTGCTGCGGAGACTCGTTTAACGAATAATGAAGCAGATATCGTTGCACTTCAAGGTGCTGACTCTGATCTTGATGCTCGTCTAGATGTTGTAGAATCTCGCCTAGACTCTGCTGATGGTCGTTTCGTTACTTTAGAAGGTCGTACTACAACAGTCCATTCAAGACTCGACTCTGCGGATCTTAGATTCGTTGCCGCCGAAAGTCGTATCACACAAAACGAAGCAGACATCGTTGCCCTACAGGGTGCTGACAGTGACTTTACTGCTAGACTCGACTCTGCAGATACTCGTTTTGTAGCGATCGAAAGTCGACTGACTGGACATGATTCAGATATCACAGCGCTTCAGACTGTCGATACAGAAATCAAATCGTTTGTTGGATTTAGCGAGACGCTGGATACAACTGCAACGACTCTGGTTGGTGCAATTAATGAACTCCACGGTGAGATTGTTGCTAATGACAGTGATATCGCTGCGCTAGACACAAGAATTGTTGATCTTGAGTCGCGCGACAATGTTGCTTCATTCACAGGCACAACTTCACTGACAGCGAACACTCCACAGACTGTCAACCACGCCATGAGTCTGGTAGATCCTAACGACTTCGTGATACACGTCATGAATTCAGTTGGTTCTGCGATTGAGTTTGACGTCGATGCAGTCGACTCAGACAACATCACTTTGACTTCAGACGTGTCATTGACCAATGTTCAGGTCTTTATGCTTGGTAATGTTGGTGCTGGTACAAGCGGTGGTGGTTCTACTCCAACAACTCCTGCTGGCGCGTTGATGCTGCAAGATTTGTCTGGATATCTGACTACTCAGGACGGAACAGCGATTACTATTCAATAATAAAGAAATAATATGAAATTAAGGGGACTTCGGTCCCCTTTTTTGTGTATAAATACTTTTGTTATTAATTTTGGAGAAGGCAAATGGCGACCACAATTCGTTCTTCTGAACTGGATTTCAACGAAATAAAAAATAGTTTAAAAGAATATTTTCAGAAGCAACCTGAATTTTCGGATTACAACTTTGAGGCATCTGGTCTATCGAACCTGTTGGACGTTCTTGCCTACAACACCCACCAAAACGCATTACTCGCAAACTTTGCCCTGAACGAATCATTTCTTTCTACTGCGCAGTTGAGATCCTCGCTCGTTGGTCACGCCGGAAGTTTGGGATACACTGTCGGTTCTAGAACTGCTTCTACAGCAATTGTCCAGATGTATGTTACAGACCTCGCTGCAGTTTCAAGTAAAACAATGCCAGCAGGAATTTCTTTTTCTGCAACCGTAGATAATAAGTCTTACACATTTAAGACCAGAGAAGCATTGACTGCGACTAACGATGGATCAGGAAGGTTTTACTTTTCATTAGATGACAACATCAATGTCCCATTGTTCGAAGGTGTCTCGAAGGAAAGAAACTTTATTGCTGGAAACATAAGCGACAATGACACTTATGTCATACCAGTCACAAACCTTGACTTGAATACAGTCACAGTTCGCGTCTACCAAGACACATCGTCGTCTTCAGATGATGATGTCTATACAAATATTCTAGAAGCAACGAACATCACGAGCGAATCAAAGATCTATGCTATCAAAGAAACACCAAACGGTTTCTATGAATTGTCTTTCGGTAATGGTTTGATAACAGAACAAATCCCGAGTGCGGGTAATCGTATCCAAGTGGTTTATGATGTTGTTTCTGGACCAGACGCTAACGGCGCGAGCACCTTTACCCCAGAAGCACAATTAGATGGATTGGCGATCACAGTAACGACTATCGCTTCTTCGGATGGAGGAGCATTAAAAGAAGACATCGAGTCAATTCGAAAGAATGCACCATACCTGTATGCGACACAAAACCGTATGGTGACCGCAGAGGACTACTCTTCATTGATCTTGAGGAACTTTTCAAGTCTTATCAACGACATAAAATCTTGGGGCGGCGAGGATAATATACCACCTAAATTTGGAACGGTTTATGTTTCGATTGATTTCTCGACACAAGACAGTGTGCTACAAGAAACTGCCAAAGGCAATATTAGAAATCTTGCGAAGGATCTTTCTGTTGCATCGTTTGACATTGAATTTGTTGAACCGAACAGAACATTCATTGAGATTGATACAGTGTTCCAGTTCAATCCAAACCTCACTTCTTCTTCTCAAACAGCGGTCGAAAGTGCTGTAAAGGATACGATGCAAACATACTTTGAAAATAATCTCGGCGAATTTGACAAATCTTTTAGGCGTTCTAATCTATTGACTGACATTGACGAAACAGATACCTCTGTTCTTTCGAGTCGCGCGACAATTAAAATGCAAAACCGTTTCACTCCGACTTCCGGCGAGTCAACTTATAAAATTGTGTTTCCGACATCAATTGCAGAACCAGATGAAGAATTTTATACAATTGAATCTTCTTCATTTTTCTTTAGGGGCAAAGTCTGCACCCTCAGAAATAATCTAAATTCTTCTGTTATTGAGGTTATTGACACTTCCGGAAATATCGTCAGGGATAATGTGGGCAGTTATGACTCCACTAGTGGCGTCATCACTTTGTCTGGGTTCACGGGTTCGCTCATCTCCGGAACTTATTTTAAAATCACTGCACTCCCTGCGAATCAAGCGACAATCGATCCTTTAAGAAATAACATTCTTAATTATGACGCTGCTTCCTCGAGTGCTCGAGCAATCGTCACAAATACCGTATAAATAAACATTATAATGTAAGTAGAGATTGAAATATGACCAGCGCAGTAACAAATAATTTGAGGAATTTTCTTCTCGATCAGTTTAAAGGCGATATCGAGAGTTCGAGCAGATATTACGTCGGATTGGCAAGATCCGAAGATTTTACTGCGTCGACAGATATTTCTTCGAGGGCAGAACAGTTTAAACTCAGAAATACTTTGCAGTCTGTAAAGGTCGTCAGTAATGTTTCTTTTGTAGTCCCAACAATCAACTGGAATAGTGGGACGGTGTATGAAGCATATGATGATAATGACCCAGCGCAAACTAATTTCTATGTGTTGAATTCGAACAACGAAGTGTTCATCTGTATTGAACAGGGAATGGGCGACACTTATGCTGCAGTTGGTTCTATCGTCGAACCAACAAATAATACGAACGGAAAAACGTTTAGAACATCGGACGGTTATAAGTGGAGATTCATGTATAAACTCTCGAATCTGGCGATCTCTAACTTTAAAACTTCATCGTATATCCCAGTAGAAACCATGGTCGACTCTGCTAGTCAATTGTCGATTCCTGAAGAAGTAGCGCAGAGGTTGCTACAAGATGCTGCCATTGGCGGCGAAATCCTCAGTATCGCAATTGATGGTGCTGGTTCGGGTTATCTATCTTCCTCTACTATTAATATCACTGGTGATGGTAACGGTGCATCATTCTCGTTGACTAGCGACGGGGATCAGATCAAAAGGGTACAAGTAGACCCTGACGGTAACGGCGAGTTCCTTCACGGAAGTTCTTACAGTTATGCCGCAACAATTCCAACAGACGGTACTGGCGCGACGTTGAGACCAATCATTGCTCCGGCAGGAGGACTTGCTGCCGACCCAGTCGTCTCTTTGAAATCTTCTGCATTGATGATTCAATTAGAATTTCAAGGCGACGAGACAAACACAATTCTTTCAGAAAACGATTTCGGTCAAGTCGCATTAATTAGGGGTCCAAAAAAATATAACTCCGATTCTGATTTCACATCAAACACCGGTAACTGCTTAAAATACTTTGAAACTGCTCCGACAAGCGACGAATTTGTTGAAAACGAGTTGATCCAAAAACAAGGCGGTGGAGCAATCGCAAAGGTATTCTATCACGACACAATTAACAACAAATTATATTATTTTCAAGATCAGAGTACTGGATTCGACTTATTCGATGGCGGCGACACAGTCGCAAACGTTGAAGGTTCAGCAAGATCGTTCCAGATTGTTAGCGTAGTTAATCCAGATGTTGACATTTATTCGGGTGAAATTTTCTACCTAAATAACATTAGTTCAGCAATACCGAGAGAAGAAACTCAAACCGAAGACATTCGCATAGTAATTGAATTAGGATAAAAGATGGCAACAACATTTACTTCAGACACGCTCCTGAGCACATACAGAGACGATTTTAGGGACAGCGACAATTATCACCAGATTCTGTTCAACTCCGGTCGAGCACTACAGGCACGCGAATTAACCCAACTCCAGACTCTTGTCTATGAAGAAATGGGCAGGTTCGGTCGTAACATTTTTAAAGAAGGTTCTGCGGTTTCTTCAGGCGGAACGGCGATCAACTCAGAATATGATTGCGTCAAGATTGCTTCTACAAACGAACCAGCGGCATTCTCTGATATTCCAGTCGGTGGCGTTTTTGAGGGTCTCACTTCCGGTATTAAAGCGAAAGTTCTTAGAGTCGAACCTAAATCAAACGACTTTGTGCTGGACACTCTTTACATTCAATACATCGATAATAATGACGCGGCGGTAACTGGGTCGCCTTCAGTATTCCAAGACGGAGAAACACTTGTTGGTCCAGACGGGTATCAACTGATTACTGAGAATCCAAATGCAACAGGTAGAGGTGTTCGGTTCGATGTTTACGAAGGCGATTTCTTTGTATTGGGTCGTTTCGTTCAAGCGAACTCACAATCAATTATTCTTTCGCCATACACAAATACTGTTGACGCGGTTGTTGGTTTTAAAGTAGAACAAGAAGTCGTTACTGTTAACGATACAACTGCTTTGTATGACAACACAGGTGGTACACCAAACACTGCATCTCCTGGTGCAGATCGTTACAGAATTAAACTGACACTGACAACCCAAGATAAGGTTGCGAGCGATGACATTTTCGTTTACATCGCAAGGGTAGAGAACTCAACGATCGTCGATGAAGTAAAAACATCAGACGCATACAATAAACTCGGTGATCTGTTAGCGACACGAACCAATGAAGAGTCAGGCGACTATATCGTCAATCCTTTCACTATTCATATCGACGATAATATCCCGAACGATTCGAATTTAGATTTGGTCGTTTCTGCAGGAACCGCATATGTAAATGGTTATCGTGTCGACAATTCTTCGCCGACCAAGTTAAGTATCCCAAGACCAGTTGCGACTGAGACTGTTACGAATGATGTCATTCCTGTTTCTTATGGTAATTATGTCTTAGTTGATTCGTGTCGCGGTCTTCCAGATCTAGATTATGGTCGCGTTACCATATATGCAGCAAACAACAGTTCTTTAGGAACGGCACATATCCGTGCCGTCGAGAAAGACGGTGCTTATCATCGCGTCTACCTTTTTGATATCGAACCATTAACTGGCATTTCAGATAACCTTAATGACGCAAGAAAAATTGGCACAGACCCGAATACCGATTATTTTGGTATTGTTTTAGAGGGCGGTAAGTTTAGATTGCATCAAACAACTGATAACGACCTGCTATTCCCTACAGCGAGACCTAGACCTGAATCGTTTTCTGATATCACGATGACCGTTCAATCGCGACAGTCTCAGGTTGCAACCGGTGGTACTATTACAATGTCTCAGTTATCCGTTGGTGAAGCATACACCGACACTTCCCTTTGGGTCGTTGCTGCGGCAGACGAATCGTTCCAAGTAATCAATCCAACAGTTTCTTCTGATGGTCGTGATGCTCAGATCACAGGATTGACTGCAGGAAAGACATACGAGGTGATTTACTACTATTCTAAAACAGCAACTCGTAAATCAAAAACACTAACAACAGCAACAGAAACTGTGCCGCTCAGAACTATTGACGGTGTTAATTTTTATGTCTTCGATCATCCAGACATTTATCAGATTGACTCGGCGAGAAATACAGATGCTTCTGGGTTAGACATGTTAGGAAGATTTACGCTAGATGATGGGCAGAGAGACAATTACTACGAAAACGGTCGTCTTATCTTAAATGCTCAAGATTCAGCGCCAAACGAAATTTATGTCAATTACCAGTATTATTCTCGCGGCGCTGGCGATTTCTATGATGCAACTTCTTATTCTCATCCTTACGCTGATATCCCAACTCACGCGTTTCAAGATGGAACTGAAATCAACTTATTCAATTACCTTGATTTCCGTCCTGACAAAGATAGCGACGATACATTCTCGAATATCCATGAATTGCCAAGAAACGGCACAAACATCACAGCAGATGTGAGTTACTATCTCCCACGCGCAGATAAGTTGATCGTGACTCAGGAAGGCGATATTCAATTGCTTATGGGTCAACAGGCAGAGAAACCGCAGTTCAAACCAACACCGGACAATGCTCTCGAACTTTATAAGGTTCTTTTGAACGCCAACACCTTGGATCAAAACGATCTTCAGACAACTCCGATCGAGCACAAGCGTTACACGATGGCAGATATCGCTAAACTAGAAGCGAAGTTGGACGAACTCGAAGAATACACCACGCTCTCTCTTCTTGAACTTGAACAGCGTATGTCACCATCTCTCGACAGCGATGGCAACGAGCGTATTGAAAGCGGTTCGTTTGTAGACGACCTTAAAGATCAATCTGGCGCAGATACTCACAACCCAGATTACTCAGCATCTATCGACCCAGAAAGTCGACTGATTCGACCTTCAGCGGATGAAGACAATATCCGTTTGGTCTGGGATTCTTCGCTGAACCCTGCTTCAAATAACATTACAAAGCAAGGCGATCAAGTTTATCTCGGTTATGACTCCGCGCAATGGGTAAGTCAACCGCTCGCCTCAAGATCAGTTAATCCAAATCCATTCGGTATCGTCGATAATGTCGGTACTCTGAAACTTTCTCCATCTTCGGATGAGTGGAAAGAGTCTAAAGAAGAAGCAGAAAGTGCGATTACCGGCGCGAGCAAGATCGATCGTCACCAAGCATTCCTGTGGAATAACTGGATGTGGAACTGGTGCGGTAGAAGGGCAGAAGACAATCAGTTCGATTATAATTCTAGACCTAAAAATGCTGCCGAAGCGAGAAGAAGAAGAGAACTGTTCCGACGTGAAAAGTACAGTTCATCGTTCAGTTCTTTACCAACCGATACGGCAAACGGCAAGTATGTTTCTCGCGTCGTTTCTTCGGATACACTTCGATCTATCGTCAATGGTAGAATCGTTGATCTTGCGTTGGTTCCATGGATGCGTTCGAGAAAGATCTACTTCCACGCGAAGGGTCTAAAACCAAAAACTAAATTTACACCATTCTTTGACGGTCAAAACGTATCAGAGTGGTGTCGTGAAGAAGCAACCTTTGTTCGTTGGGCAGACCGTACAGACGATATCGGAAACCAATATCGTACCAGTTCTGTTTCTACTCACCCAGAAGGCACAACCGAACTCACTTCTGATGAAAACGGAGAAGTGATCGGGTCATTCTTCATCCCGAATATCAAACCTGTGTACTATGTAACGCGCTATGGTAAGCGAAGAACGAAGAAAGCAGTTTACAGAAGATTCCGCACTGGTATTCGTGAATTCAAGTTGCTTGATATTAACGATAATAACTGGACAGAAGCGAACAGCAAATGTTTCGCATACTACACTGCACTCGGTGCGTTTAGCAAGCGTTACAACAACATCCTTTCAACAAGGGCACATCAAGCAATCACTCCTTGGAGTTACATTAATTCGCGAATGAGTGTCTATACTCCGAAGGAAACAAGGGATATCTTAAACAATGTTTCTGTTTCTGGCGTTTCGCTTGTTGATCCGAAGTTGGCGGGTAAGTATGGTCCAGCAACTACTCCTCTGACGAACGCGGCATTGTCTGGATTAGATGCTACGGGTCAGATGTCTCAGGTTCTTTCGGATTACATCAGCGTAAACGAAAATCAATTTGCTGGTGCAAGAGTTAATCCACTGTCGATTCCTCAGAATCCTATGGCACAAACCTTTGTTGTCGACAATCAGTTCGGTGTTGTTCTTACTAAGATCAGTTTGTTCTTCCGTGCAAAAGACTCGGGTAATCTTCCGATCTCGATTCACCTTCGACCGGTAGAAAACGGCAAACCATCTACAACAACAATCGTTCCAGATTCTCATGTTTTCTTGAATCCGAGCGAAGTCACTGTCGTCGGTACTGATCCGCAATTGTCAGATGTTCAAGCATCTCCAACTGATTTCGTCTTTGACGAACCAATCTTCCTACAACCGTGGACTGAGTATGCGATTGTCGTTTCAACTCAATCTACAGAGTATGATTTGTTTAGTGCGAAAACTAAGGAATCGGTGTTGGGATCAAGCGCAAGAACTGTGACGACTCAACTTGCTTCTGGATCACTATTCCTGCCACAAAATGGTGTGATGTGGTTAGAATCTAAGGATCAAGACTTGATGTATAAACTGCATCGCGCGAAATTTGACTTGGGCGGTGGTAGTTTGATCCTCAGAAATGCTAGACTTCCTGCAACTTCATTGGATGATAATCCAATTCGTACGAATGCAGGTTCTTCTAGAATCTATGTCTCTCAGCGTTGTCATGGTCTAGAGGTTGGCGACCAAGCATACCTCGACAGTTGCTCTGCTGATATCAACGGCATACCATTCGCAAGTATTAATGGAGCGCATGTCGTAGACTCTGCCGACTTGAACGGTTATGTTGTTGACGTGGGTTCTGCGGCAACTTCGACCGGATTCGGTGGCGGCGATAGCATCCTTGCTAGAAAGAATAAAGTATTCTCTGTCGCTAATGCTTATGTCGAGTCGGTGATTCCTAACTTTACGTCGATCGATATGTCTGCTAAGTTCACAACAGGTAAGTATATTTCTGGAACAAATACTAGATTCAACCAAGATGCACAATATGTTCGAGTAACACCGCAACAAAATATTGATTTCAATAGTCCAAGAGCAATCTACAATCAGTCTTCAGAAGATAGCGATCTGGGCGCAGGTGTATATTCTTCTTATGTTAAAGTCGACCTGAAAACATCGAACGATTATGTTTCACCGATTATCGATTTACAGCGTGTTTCTTTAATTCTGGCAGGTTTCTGTATGGATAACCCAGATGTGACACCTAGCATTTATCCGGTATCAGAAGCAGAACCTCAAGGCGGTACTGCGGGTTCTAAGCATATCACAACTCCGGTGACACTCGCCGAACCGGCAGTTGGTATTGATGCTCGACTTAATGTAAATATTCCGGATGGAGCAGATATCGAATTCTGGTTCAGAACTGCTTCTGCAGATCAGAATATCAACGATCTACCGTGGACAAGACAGAATATTGAGAATCAGATTCCGAACGATAACGATCAAACTTATCGTGAGGCAAGGTTCCTTCCTGGAGGTGCTGGTGGTAATCTACAACCGTTTAATCAAGCACAAGCGAAGATTGTTATGAAGGGTTCGTCAGATCACCCAACCATTCGTAATCTGGGAATTACATATTGCGCCGTCTAGTGTTTTATAAATAAAGTTGCATATTTCGTTATAAACTTCAAATTAACGAATCAACGGAGAATAAAATGCCTTCAACTTTTTTTTACAAGAGTGTTGGAACACCAACGACTTTTATTAAACCGGACAGAGTAGCAACACCCCCAACGAATGTTGGTCCTGCTTCTGCTTGGGACGCACATTCAGGGGCAGTCACTGAAGTAACTTCTGTTGAATATTTTACCGATATTTCTACGAATGAATTTTCTGTAACGCCTACTTCAGGAGCAGTAATATCTTCTGATAATCCATATTCGGATTCTTCACTGTCAGTAGATTGTAATACAACTGCGCCTGCCCATGGTCACCTTGTAATTGGTCCAAGCACCAACCTAGATTATGATAATAATACTTCATTTACTGTAGAATTTTGGATGAAAGCAGATCCTGCTTCCGGAACCACTGAAAATATTGTGGGATATGGTACAACCCTTTCTGATGCAGGAATAAACTGGATGATCCGAAGAAATTCTAGCGGTATTCGTTTCATGCTTAAAAGCAACGGAACACTTTATTATGCTGATGCAACCACAGGAATAAATGAAGATCAATGGAATCATGTTGCTGCAGTAGGGACTGGAAGTGGAATAAAACTTTGGATAAATGGTGTATACAGAACATCCACTGCTGTTTCGACTAATCTGCAAAATACAGGCGGATCATTATATATCGGTAGGTATACAAACCAATTCAACGGTAAGATTGCTGATTTCAGATATGTGGTTGGAACACAAGTTTATACTGGAACAAGCAATTTTACACCACCAACTGCACCACTTTCTAGCATTACAAATACACAAGTTTTGCTGCGTCCGCAGACCGAGACGTTCAATTCTTCCCGAGCATTAATCACTTTGGACCATCAGAACGCATATAATTATGGTCAGACAGGGTCGTTTCTCGGCAAAGGTATCTTTTATGTGGGTCGTATGAGATCACCAATTGATGGCGCTGACGCTTCACTTTGGACAGGACTCATGAACGGCGGAAACATATATGCTGTTGAAAATCGTGACGCAGGAGAAGACGACTTTGGCGTTTATCACTGGGGTCTTGGAAGGATAACGAATCCTGACGTTAGTATCCCAAGACCAAACCTTAATCAGGAATTTACCACAGGGATGTATATCAATTCTAGTGGTCAGGTCGAATATTCTGTAAATGGTCAGGTGTTTCATACAACTTCAATTTCTACCGCAGTCGCAGCATATATGCTCCCTTTCATAAGAATGTATGGCACTACTACTGCTGAGTATGAACTAGAAAGGGTTGCAATCTTGACAGCAGAAAGTCACGATGAAGCTTATAACACTTCTCTAGGTGAAGGTTATGTATCTAAAATAATTAGACCGACGCCTGCTGGTACACCGACGCCTCCATTCTCATCATCTTCTGATGCAATTTCTGCCGGTTATGGCGGATCGATCACAACATTCTATAGTAATGGAGTAACGAAGAACGCCTACATTGACAATGATGGTTGGATTCTTTATTCGTCGTTCGCGAGCGACAATACATTGACATCGACTAATGCGACTGCGTGGAATGGCAACAACGTCTTGAATGCAGACCTCACGGGTCTAGGATACACGACCAATGCTGCATCATGGAATGATGGAACTGGTGCTTCTACTAACACGCAGTATAACAGACCTCCTGAACATTATTATTTCTATGGGAGTGGAAATGGGTACGTCGATATTTCAACATGGAACGGTCCAAGTAATGCTAACCAAATTAAAGTAATCTGGCAAGGCGTTGCTCCATATGATGCATCTTCTCGTGTTATCGTCAATGGTGGATCAGAACTTTCAACACAACCGACCGAAGAAGCATTCTCACCTACCGGTTCAACTCCTCTGTTGAGAATGATAGAGAATGGCATCGGTATTTTTGCAGTAAATTCAATTTGGTTTAAGATGTAATATATGAGTCGATATGTTCCGGTGAAAGGTCACTCGGGTCTCGTTCGTGATAAGGAGACAAATGCTATCATTAACACCGATAGGTCTGCTATCCAACGCGCCCGAGAACAAAAAGAATTAAGAAAACAAAAGAAAGCAGAGGAAAGGGAGTTACACTTAAAGGTGGACTCCCTCGAATCTGAACTCTCAGAAATGAGAAAAATGCTGCAGACATTAGTATCTGATAGGTATAAATAAATACAAAGATAACTAAAGTTCTGGAACAATCTCATGGCACACTATGAAGACCTCACAATTGATCAAGGTTCAGACGTTGTAATCCAACTCAACCTTATTAACGAAGATAAGAGCAAGAAAAACTTGACAGGGTATTCTGCTGCTGCTAAGATGGCACCGAACTACACAGCATCCGATTCTGACAAAATTTCATTTACTGCGACAATTGTCGCTCCGAGTACAGATGGAATCGTTTCACTCTCCCTCAACAACGCCCAAACAGACGCATTGAATGCTAAAAGGAAGTATGTTTATGATGTTGAGATCTCATATGTTGATAGCGATGCAAACACAATCGTAGAAAGAGTTCTAGAAGGTTTGATCAAAGTCACGCCTTCTGTGACGCGCTGAGGATAATATTATGACAAATAAAACAATAGTCGATAAAATTGTTGTTGGAACTCCGATTGCGAAAGTAGTTGAGGTCGGGTTTGATTCGGCAGACGTAATTGGAATTGTAGATTCAGATTACATTCAAGCACGACAGGTAGATTTTTATCGAGACTCAGCGTTTGTGGCGGCAATTGTCGACTCTGACTATGTTGCGGCAAGAGCACCAACTATAAGCGATTATCCGAATATATCGGATCTTCCGACTCTCCCTCTTCCTTAAATTCTAATGGGTATAAATAACCATGAGTGTTTGGAATTCAGTAGATAGCGGAGGAATTAGCGACTACATGATAGTCGTTTCAGACTCTGATATTAATTATAAAGTAACTCCAAACCAATTGGTTTTAAATCATAGCACTAGGACAGATCTAAAATTTCTTGTCTATAGGGATGGCATACAGTATTCTACAACGCCGAATGATTTTTTTCATAATTCTTTTGGCGTTGATTCTGATTATGTTTTAATTGAGAGACATGATTCTAATTTATCGAGCAACGCTTTATATTCTGCAAATAAATTAGTAACATATTTCGATTATAATATTTTATTGACTCAAAACAGTAATCAAAGATTAATAACACAAACAGGCAACAGGATAATTTTTCCAACATAGGACATAGGAGATAAAAAATGTCTGAAGTTAAAATTACAGATCTGACCGCGGCCGCATCTGCTGCGGACTCAGACGTTCTCGTTATTGTTGATGTTGCGAACGACACAACGAAAAAAATCACAAAGGGTAATTTAGTCGCCGGTTTAGGCGGTTCAGGCGGTCTAGATTCTGCTGGAGTTCAATCTGTTCTCGATGGATTACAGACTGTTTCTATTGGTGTTAATGCTAATGCAGCAACAGGTACAGTCGCAATCGGTGACACTGCAACGGTAGTTGCTAATGGTGTTGCTATTGGTCATGATGCCTATGCTTATCAGTATGGTGTTGCGATTGGTCATGATGCACACCAAGGTTGGAATGGTCATCGTGCAGTCGTTATCGGTTATGGAGCAGGTAGTAATAATACAGGTTTCGATGCTGTTGCAATTGGTTATCAGGCGGGCGGCGGTGTTAGTTCTGGAAGTTATCCATCTCAAAGACACAGAAACGTTTATGTTGGTGGTAGTGCTGGTGCGAATCGCCCTGCACTTTATGGTGTTGCGATTGGTTGGGAAGCAGGTGAAACGAGGCACGGTACATCTTCAGTAGCAATTGGTGCGATGGCAGGAAAAACTGACCAAGGTGATAACAATATTATCGTTAATGCGACTGGTGCAGCTTTAGATAGAACTGATAATTTTGGTATCGATATCCGTACATCTGACTCTGGTTCTGTAACTTACTCGACGGATTCAGACTGGCAGTTTGGTGCTTCAGTAACTGCGCCAGAGTTCAAGTTCTCAGACGGAACTTCTATGACTACTGCTCCAACTGGTGGCGGCGGTGGTGGTCTAGACTCTGCAGCGGTTCGAGCGATGATGCTCGATTCTGTCTCTACCTCTTCGTTGACAATTTCTGAGACGGTAGATTCTGGACAAACTGCAGTCCTTACATTTGATAGCGACAATAATGCATTGTTCTCCGGTTCAGTAACTGCTTCTTCGTTTATCGGCGATGGTTCTCAGTTGACAGGTATTTCTGCTGGTTCGAGCGGTCTGGACTCTGCAGCAGTAAATGCTATGATTGATTCAGATTTCAATGACCCAGAGGTACTGACATTCGGCACAAATTCTACTGTAATTACAATTGGCCGAACTGCTGCCAACCACACCGGTGTTGCAATTGGCAATCAAGCAGATGCTTCTGGTGGTTTATATAACGTCGCTATCGGAACGTCTGCAAAAGCAGACACACAAGTTGGTACCACTGCCATAGGACATAATGCAAAAGCACAAGGGACATTCTCCAGTGCATATGGTAGAGACACCAACGCGAGCGCCCAGTATGGCCTCGCGTTGGGATATGGTGCTCAAGCGACAGGTTCGAATGCAAAGGGTATTGGCGGCAATGCTACTGGAAATTATTCAGTCGCAGTCGGCAGTACTGCTTCGGGTGTCGGCACAATATCAATGGGTTATAGTGCCTCAGCGGCAGGAACATCATCTGTTGCTCTGGGTAATGACGCCACTACAGCATCAAATGCGCAATATGGTATTGCGATCGGTAAAAACGCTGGTGCTGATACCTCGCAAACAATCCACATTAATGCGACTGGTCAAACGACAAATCAACCACAAACAGCATATGGTATTGCGATCGAAACTAGTCCTTATGGTTCGTTGACATACGACACTACGAACGATTGGACGTTTGGTGCTGGTGTCACTATGACCGATCTCACTGCGAGCGGCGCGACTGTTGTATTCAGTAACTTACCAACAGCAGATCCAGTGAATGCTGGTCAGTTGTGGAATGATAACGGAACGCTAAAAATTTCAGCAGGATAATATCCATAACATTAATTCAAGGGAGACTTCGGTCTCCCTTTTTTTTGCGTATAAATAACTGCATATATTTTATTTTTTCGGGATTCAAGAAATGGCAAATAAGAAAATCTCTCAACTTCCTACCTCATCCACGGTAACGGATAGCGATCTCTTAATCATTAATGATAATGGTGTCACCAAGACAGCAACTAGAGAAGCACTCTTAGACGGTATCACAAGGAACGTCACAGACTCTGGTAATGATGCTATTGTTGCAGGAGACCTAGTAGTTGCGAACCAGATTACTGCTGGCGGTGATATCCTCACGACCGGTAACATTTCGTTCGGTTCTTTGACAGATCACCTCACTGGTGTCACTGTTTTGACAATGGTTGACTCAGGTGGTGGAGTCGAAACATTCGATAGTTCTATTGCCACTTCTTCTGCAATTAAAGGGTATATTTCTGCGCAAGACTTTGGTCTTGATTCGGTTGCAGTCTTACAGTTAATTAACGAAAACCCTGGAATTGATTCTGCGGGAGTTCTTTCGCTCGTCACTGGTTCAGACCTTGATATGGGTGGAAACAAAGTTTTATTTGGCAACGTCTATACTGCAGAGGGTGATCTCCCGAATGCTTCTACATATCACGGTATGTTCGCACACGTCCATAATACTGGAGCAGCATATTTTGCCCATGCTGGAAACTGGGTTCGTTTGGCGAATAACTCAGATTTAGGATCTGGTGGGGCGGGTGTAGACTCTGCACAAGTAATCGGAATATTAGAAGATGGTGTTAACAACATACTACCATCTTTGGATTCTACCTATGACCTTGGATCCCCGACTCAAAAGTGGAAAGACCTGTATCTCAGTGGATCAACGATTAACCTTGGAAATAAGACTATTAGTCAGTCTGGCAACAACCTTGTAATTGGTAATGCTAATGCGGTTGTTGCGACAGCATTTATCGGTGATGGTTCTGGACTCACAGGAATTAGTAGTGGCGGTGGTTTGACAGAAGACGATGTTCTCGACTTGATCAACCAAAACCAGCAGTCCGCCGGACTTAACGCACGTGCTGTTAAAATCTTGCCTTTGAATGGTCAGGTTATCAGATATGATAGCGACGGCAACGAAGAAGATACTTTGACATTCCGTGCTGTTCCAGAGAATGGTGCGAATACTCTCACCTATAAATGGTCTGTGAAAGCAGCAGCTGCACCTGATAATGCTTGGATTGTTGAACAAGATGGTCCATTAACTGACTTCACGTTAGCAGATGTGGATGAACCTGGAGCAGAAGGTGTTAAAGTAATCAAATGTGAGATGTACGAAAACACCGATGGTACAGATAGTGCCGAGAAAGCACAAGACATTATGACTGTTTATGGTCTTGCCAATGGTTTTGGAATCACTGGATTCCTGACGAACGAATCTCACGTAGAACCAGCAGACTCGACCGGTTCTCTCTTAACAGTATTAAATGATGCGGGCGGCACATTCAAAGTATTCCTAGGAACTAACGACATCACAACTGACCCTGCTGTTACGTTTAGCAATCCTTCTAATTCAGGAATCAATGTCACCATCGACAACAACGGTGTGTACGCATTAAATTCTTCACCAAATGCAGATGCTGCCTTTGCGAGTCTTGCAACACTTGCAGGTTCGGCAGTATTTGAAGCGAATATCGGATCTTCACTAATTCCAAATTCGAATACGGATATGGTAATCGAAAAGAAATATACGATTGCTAAATCGCTCAGAGGTTCGACTGGTCCATCCGGAACTGGTGTTGGTAATCCTGGAGTAGATGCAAGAGCAGTTAAACTCGTTCCAAATAACGGTCAGGTAATTCGTTACTCAGCAGACGGATCGACAGAGACTGATACACTGACATTTACTGCTCAACCGAACGGAGCATTTACCGGAACCATAACTTATGATTTCGCAGTAAAGAAAGGCGGCGGCAGTTCTTTTGAAGAAAAGCAAGGTCAGGGTAATGGTGCCGACTTCACACTAGCAGATGTAGACGAACCGAGTGTCGACTCGGCGTATGTCGTTCGTGTTCAAGCATATGAAGATGGTAATGGTGTAAAAGCACGAGACTTTGTAACGGTCTATGGTCTAGCAGATGGAACATCAATCACCGCATTCCTAACGAATGAAGCACACGTTGAAGGTTACGACTCTGATGGAAACCTCGTGGACAATTTCGACGATGCGGGTGGCACATTTAAAGTATTCCGTGGGACGGATGAGATCACGACGTCTTGTACTTTCTCGGTTGACACTGAGGTCGGCGTTGATGTTGAGATAGGTGCTAGCACTGGGATATATGTCGTTAATGGATTCTCGGCGACGAAAAAAGGTTACGCAGATTTCCAAGTTGAAGTTCCAGCATCATTGATTAATGGCGCGACAGATCCTTTGCGGATCGATAAGAGATATTCTATCTCTAAATCGAGCGACGGTTCTTCTGGCGCAAATGGCACCTCTCCGATCACTCTGGATCTAACGAACGAAAATCATTCTGTTACTGCAGCGAGAGATGGTTCTCCGTATACAAACTCATTCAATGGCGCGGTAACAACGTTGAACATATATGATGGCGCAGATGTTTTGTCAGTTCCTAGTAATGACATCTCAGTCTCGCCAATTTCAAGCATTGATAGTGCGTCATACACTTTATCGAATAACAATCGGACACTGACTGTCACTAACATGGCTGATGACGTCGATGTTTCGACGCTGACATTTAATATTGGCGGTTCTACAGCAGCGAGCGGAAAGTCAACAGTATTCACTTTGACAAAGGTCAAAGATGGACAGGACGGTTCAGGAATTACCGTCGACTTGACGAACGAAAACCACTCTATTACTGCAACAAATTCTGGCGCACCGTATGACAGCGATTACATCGGAGTAGTAACATCCCTTAGCGCATTTAATGGAAGCAATCCCCTTACTATTGCCAGCGGAGAAATCAATATCTCATCTTCTGTCACAAAGGCGACAAGTGAAGGAAATAGGGGAGCGAATAATATCGATTACACCGTTCATAACGGAAATAAAACAATTCAAATTGTTCACGTCGGTTCAAATGTAGATGAATTTACAATCACATTTAGTATTACTGGTGGATTGGCGAACGGTAAATCGAAAGTCTTTAGCGTCTCAAAGATAAAAGACGGCGATAATGGTGATCCTGCGACTTTTTATCGATTGAGACTGGGTTCATATGTCATCAACAAAGCATCTAATGGTGTATACACTCCCTCTGAGTTCACTGCAACAAAACAGAAAGCGGTAGGGAGTACAACACCAGCAGATACCACAGACGGAACACTAAGGATTTATCGAAATGGTGACACCGATACTTCAGATGCCGTCGCGACGAGTTCAAG